CTTGGACTCCATGATAACCGGCTTTGCACCTCTTGCGCGGTCGCCGATCAGTCCCGCCGCCCAGCGGTCAGCCTCCTGCAGCGCCGCCTCGGTGCTCATATGCCGCTTTTCCACATTGTCCAGATAGCGTGCGCGCACCATCACCTCGCTGGATAGATTGTCGATTGCGTTCATCGTCCACCCGGCCGCATCCGAGGCTTTCTGCAGTTTCGTCTTGATAACACGTTCGCTGCCCCGGCGATTGGTCAGGAAGTCCGAATCCTCATGGAATGCCGGATTTTTTTTGGCGAGGTCTGCGCCGTAATCCAGCATTGCACGCATCATGCTCGAATAACGCACCTCACCGGAACCCTGCGCCAGCGGAATAAAGTTAGAGATTGCAGTCGAGAGGTTGCCGCCTACCATGTTTGCCGCAACCTTGCCCTCAACATCACTCATAGCGCGGTACAGGCCGCGTCCGAACATCTGTTCCGCACTGCGGTCTGTGCGGGATTTCTTGCCCGCCAGAATGTTGGTGTACTCCGCGATCCAGCTCGGGAAGCTCGGCAGCGTGCCGGAGTTACGTTCCCAAATCTTGCTGATCTTCTGTTCCTTGTCCTCAATATTGATATCCGGGTCTTTGCGGATGGCTTCAAGTTCCGCACGGCTGCCTTCATCGCTGTATTTGCTGCGAATAGCGTCCTCCAGTATACGCAAGTTCTGAATATCATCCGTGTGGAAAATAGCGTTGCTCGCGCCGCTAATATAGTTATCCATCGCCTTAAATGCGTCAAACTCGGTGTTGATGCCCTCGCGCTGGTTGTAGAATCCGGCGTACTGTCTGCCCGGTCTGCGGTCTTCGGTTCGTCCCGCGATCTCGGTCGGCAGCTCGTCCACCATGGTTTCCACGCCCACCTTGCGCAGAATGCGGTTGTACCACCGGCCTTCCTTGGTCGGCGTAAGGCTCGGGATGTATTTCTGTCGGAATTCCAGCGGCGCATAGCCGTTGCGCACACCGGCCTCGCTGACCTGCGGATGCATTTCGCTTGTCATTTCATACAGCTTCTGCATGGCACTCTCTGCCTGCTTAAAATGGATTTTGCTCTTGTTCTCCTTCACATAATCCGCAAGCTGCTTCTGCATGGCTTCGTTCTTCGGAGAGAGTTCTGCACGGTTCTTCATGTGGATATACACACTGTCCTCGTGCGACAGGCCCTCCATAATGCCTTTCAGCCGTTCGCGCTGGGTATTCTCCCAGCGGATAGCCTCCGCATCATGCTTGAAGATTGGCGCGAAATATGCCTGATAAATAGCTTCTGTTTCGGCTGTGTCGCCCATCACCTTGCGCAGCACGCGCTCCGGCGTGCGGATCTGCAAACCGAGGTTACCGCGTGAATCCTTCCAATTGTCCGAATCCTTGATAAGTTCGGTTGCGCGTCTCAGGCGTGCGTCATCAAGGCCGCGCTGAAATGCGTAATACGGCTGCATATCCTCGTTGTACTGCCGCATAGCGCGGGCGTAGGTCTCTACCAGTTCGTAGCGGTGGCTGTCCATCTCGGTTACAGGGCCGCGTCCCGCCGCCATGCGTTCCGCATTTACCAGTTCGGCATCGCTCAAATGCCAGCCATTGCGCAAGTTGGTTAAAAAGCGGCGTTCACTTTCCAGGCTGTTCACAAGGTCGATTGCAATATCCTCTTGCGTATGGTCAATGTAGCTGTCCGCGTCCGCAGTTGTCGCGCGGGTCGTTGCGCGTTCCAGCGCATGGCGGCTTGCCACGCGTTCTGCGCGCTCCTGTGCCTCGTATACACGCTGCATAATGTCGCGGTTCTTGCCGTTGGTGATGCGATCAATGCGTTCCTGCTGTTCTGCCGCCGCCTGTTCCTCTCTTGCCTGCCGTATCCTCTCGCCCTCAGCCTTCGCCCGCGCCTCCATCACCGCCTGTTCCGGCGTCTTGCCGTACTGCATCGCATCGGAGAGCGGAACCGTTCCCTTTGCGATCTGCTCCGGCGTGAAGCCAAAGGTATTGCTTTTCGCTCCGTCAGGTGTTATACTGTTCTCATAAACCATTCGAGTATTTTGAGCGCCACGCCCAAAGGGGGCGGAGGAAGAGCCCGCACTGCTCGGATGGTTTCTTTTATCCATTAGTCCGATGCTGTACGCAGTATCCATATCCTCATTGACACCCGCTGTGAATCTTACGCGGTAATACTGCCCGTCCGAATCCTCAAAATAGGTCGTAAAGGTATCGAAACCGTCCTCACCAATGTCGTTAACGTGCTTGCCGTTCCGGTCGGGAGCAAACTTCGACCAACGCGCCGTTTCCGCAAGCTCATCAATATGACCCGCCGCCTGCATTTTCGCTTTCAACGCCTCGCGGTCAAGCATAGGTCGCGCAACCTTTTCAATACTTTGCACATGAGGGTCGGATAATTTATATGCCGAACGTTCTGTAATGTCGATAGCAAATCCATCTTTTGTGAATACTCTCAAATCCGCATTATTGCGGATTTTTTCATTGATGAACTGTTCTGCCTGTTTGCTCCACGCAGACGCATCATCACCTTCGATAACCTGCCGGTCAGATTTAACATATTGCTTTCCATCCGGCAGTGTTTCAATTTTATACTGTGCCCCTCTGTCCTGCACCGCGCCAACAGTACGCGCGGCCTTTTCATAGCGTCTCTGCAGTTCCAGGAGCTGCTGCTGCTCCTTTGTTCCTCGCAGGCGAATTACTGTATCTGCGATCCACTGACGAATCCGCTGGAAAAGCGATACATCGGTCTGTGCAAGGCGCTGAATGCTGGCGTCATCCTGAAACAGCCGCTTTTCGCAGAACGCCGCCGTCAGTTCACGGTTTGCCGCTTGTGTATCAAGCGTAACACCCTGTTCTGCGTACATTCGAGTGATATTATCGCGCAGTACATCCGCAGAAACGCCCTGTTCCTGCGTGAACAGATGCAACGCCATCTCCTGCAATGCGTTATAGCTGCCGCTGTTCTCCAAATGGTGCGTTAATTCATGCACCAGAACCTGCCGCACCGGTGACGAGGAATACGGATTGACTGTAATTGTACCGTTTTCATATTTACCGCCCGCAGGGCCGAGGTCTGCGAGTTCAAACTTTGCTCCAAACCTTTCGGCAATATTCCTCGCCTGCATAAGCTCTGCACGGTTATTCTCCAGAATAGACAGCTGCTTGCTTACGCGCCGGGCGTCCTCCTGCAGCGCAGCTGTATACTGCTGTTTGATGGTTCCCTCCGGCAGAGCTTCTGCCTTGCGCATTTGCTCGTCAATTTTCACCATTGTCTGCGTCAGCGGTTCAGTAAACCGCTCCACCTGCAGATAAGGCGTATCTGCTTGTACCTCATAGTTCATCATAGGGCGATTGGTGAGCTGATTTTCCGTCGGACTGCCGTATACACCGCGAGAAGTGACCGCGCCCGCCGTGCCGAACACCAAACCGCCGAATGCGCCACCCGCGGCGCTCTGAGTCAGCTCCGCAAGGGAAAACTTTGCGTCCGGGTCATTTGCCGCCAGATCCGCAACATAGTTGAGGAAATAGCTTGCGCTTTCCTCTGTCGCCTCCTCACCCATCTGGATGAGGATATTTTTTACCGCATTTACGCCGCCGGAGTGTAAAATCTTGCTCATCTGACCGAGCGGCAGTCTTTCGGTTGCGGCCTCAATCGCACCCGAGGTCAAACCGCGCGTCAGCGACTCCCGCGCACCCTTGCCCTGCTCATTCAGTTCAAACGAGCGCTGGCCTGCAGCCTGGCCGCCCATCATGATCGAGCCGACCGCCGGACCGACAACCGGAATTGCACTTGCCGCCATCACCGGCGCATTGCCCGCAAGGGAAATGCCCTGTTCGGTCAGCCAGCGCGGCGCAGGCGATAAACCGGCCTCGGCGTTTGCCTGTGCCTCGTTTGCCTCGCGCAGCATGCGCTGAGACCATTTGTTCGGGTCTACGCCTTTGTTTACGGTCAGCTCGTTCTTGCGTTTTTTAACCTCCTGCAGTTGATCGTAGACAGCCTGATAATCTGCCGGAACCGAGCCGTCTGCCGCCGTGCTATTCATGCCCTGTAGGGTGAGTTCAAGTGTCTGCTCCTGCTCCTCAAGCTGGCGATATTCCTCGTTCTGGCGGCTCTCCGCCAGGTTCGCGCTCACCTGACGCGAGGTGTCCACGAGGGACGGCAGCGAAGCGATCCACCGCTTGCCGACTGCCTCCATGCTGTTGCCGAGGCGGTCCGCCGCGTGCCGCAGGTCAATGTTTTCCTGCACATACGCAAGCGTCTGCTCATCCGCACCGGCGGCTTTCAGCCGGTTCATGATATCGTTCGCGTTGTCGCGCGGCTGATAGGTAAGGCCGTACCGCTTCAAAATGCGGATCATCTCGTCCGAAAGCTCCTGACGTGCCCTGTCGCGGCTCTGCGTGTCCTCGCTGCTCCATGTCTCATCCGAGCGGTTAAACAGGTCATGCATCGTCTTGTGTGCATTGTAGCCTGTCTGGCCGCTGAAATAGTCCTCATCCAGTCCCTGTGCCGCCTGCATAGCGGTCGGGTAGACGGTTGCCTTGTCTGTCTTACCCATAATGCCCGAGGTATGCAGCAACTGTGTTGCCTGATTCAGCCGTTCGGTCGGTGTGCTACCGTAGGCCATGCGCACGCCGGCAGTCATTTCGTGGCCGTACTTATCAAAAGAGGCGCCGGTCTGCGGGTTGTAGTCATAGCCGAGCTTGCGCCGCAAGGCGTCGTTCTGCGCGTGCAGCTGCGACTTCCTGTTCGGATCGCTTGTCGTGTGCCAGTCCATGGAGTTCTTGAGAAGCTGGGTCAGCGTCGGGTTGCCGTCTCCGCTGCTCTTACTGGCTGTAGAAACGTTCTGCCGTGGATCGCGCCGCTGCTCTGCCGCCTTCTTTGCCGAAAACAGCTGATTCTGCTGAGAAGCCGCATACGGCTGACTTCTTGTCACGCTGCCGCCGGTCAGATAGGTGCTTGCAGGCTGCCGTACATTGTTTTGCTGCGTGTTCCGGCTGCCTGTGCCGGGAAAGCCCTGCCGTGTGTTCCCACGCTGCCGAAAAACCGTGTTCCGCTGCTGAGAAGCCGCATACGGCTGACTTCTTGTCGTGCTGCCGCCGGTCAGATAAGAGCTTGCAGGCCGATGTGCATTCTGGTGTGCCTGCACGCGCTGCTGTTCTCCGTTGCGCGCCGCCGTTGCACGGCGGCTGATGTCCTGCTTTGCCGGCTTCTGCGGCACAACCTGCGGCACCTTCAGCAGCGCGGACGTTTTGTTCTTGTTTTTCTTTTTCTCAAAATCACTGCTAAAGCTCATAAAGTCCTCCTAAAAGAGAGGGCGGCGGAAATCCGCCGCCTCCTGCGTGTATCAACCGCCAAGCTGGCTCTGATAATACTTGTTCTGCAGGTTCTGACCCGTGGTCTGCGCCTGCAGATTCGCAATCTGCGCATTGATATAATCAATCTGCTTAAGCGCCGTCTGACGGTCCACCTTGCCGTTCTCAATGTCCTCCTGAAGCTGACGCTTCTGCATTTCAAGCTGCTGTGCCGCAAGGGTAGCCGCACCGTTGTAAGTACCCGTCTGCTCGGCCTGCGAAAGCCCAAACTGCTGACCCCACTGGTTTGCCGCAACGATGTTCTGCGTATTCTCGTAGCCCTTGGCGGCAATCTCCTTATAGAGATTGGCAAGCGCGTTTGCCGCCTCAATATCGCCGGTAAGCTGTGCCTGAGTGATGGCCTGCTCGATCTTGGCGAGCGTCTCGGTCTGCGTGGTAGCGTTGCTGTTCAGCGCGTTCTGATAAGCGTTGCCCGCGCTGATCTGGCTGGACTCGGTAAGGCCGCTTGTCAGCAAACCGTTTGCCGCAAGGTTTTCCGCGTTCGAGCCGCCGGGCTTAATGCTCTGCATATACGCCTTTTCCGCAGCGGCGTTGTTGGCCTCGGTCTGCTTCATTACGTCGTATTTCTGACCGTTCAGGCTGGCAACCGCGCTGTCCACCTTGGCTTTAAGCGCCGCCTGCTGCTGTGCGGCCGCGTCCTCCATATACTTCTTGTAGGCGTCAAAGCCGCTATTAAGCTGATTGCTCATCTGCTTGCCCAGTACGTTGCCGCTCACATAGCCCTTGCCGATGTAGTCCGAGCCGTCCGAGCCGCCGGAATAGCCGTACTGCGCACGCAGCGCCTCGGCGTCCGCATGGGCGGATTTCATAGCCGCAGTGTCACCGCGCGCCTGTGCTTCCGCATAGCGCTTTTTGATCGCCGCCATCTGCGCGGAATCCTCCACGCTCGTGTCCTTAATGGTCTGGTCGTTATGCGATCCGAGCGGCGTATACGCCCCACCGGAGGACGAGCTGCCGCCCGAGCTGCTCCCGCCCGAGCCGCCGGTGCCGGAAGCGCCGCCGTAAGTGAACGTCTGGCCGCCCTTGCTGATCGTGGTCGTGCCGTCACTGTTCTTGGTCCATGTCGAGCCATCCGAGCCTTTCATGGTCGAACCGGCAGCCGCAGAACTTACAAAATTCTTGCCCTTGTCCGAGCCGATAGAGTACGAGCCGCCCTTGCCGGTTGCCGCCATCGACGCGCCGGACGAGCCGGAGGACGAAGAACCGCTCGAACTGGAAGAACCCGACGAGCTGCCCGAGGACGAGCCGCCGCTGGCCTTAGCTGCCGCCGAAGCCGCCTTTGCCGCACCGGCCGCAGCCTTAATAAAAGCACCCAGTCCCATTTACTTCACGCCCTTTCCGAGCAGACCTAAACGCTGTAAAATCACCGCAAGCTGTTCACGCGTCAGCGGACTCTGCGGCTTGGTTCCGTCCATAATACCGGCGTCTGTCGCCGCCTGCCAGGCCTCGGCAGCATACGGATGCGGCCTCTGGTTGGCCTTTTCCGCCTGATATCGTTCTTCATGTGCCGCAAATTCCTTGTCTGTCATCTTGGTTTCCTCCTTCTTTGCCGTGGTTTCGGTGTTGTACTTCTGCACTTCTGCCCACGGGAACTTTGTTCCCGGACAATCCGTGCTGTTTACGTCCTTGTGCCGCAGCAATTTTGCACCGGGGTACTTCGCCATCAAGGTACGGATCAGCTCCTTGAGGGCGTTCAGCTGTGCCGCAGGCATGGTCTCTCTCATGTAGCTGCCCTCGCAGCAAATGCCGATTGCGCGGCTGTTGTGCCCCTGCGCGTGCGCGCCGACCGCCCATTCCGGGCGGCCTCTGTAAACCTTGCCGTCCTTGCGGATGTAGAAATGATAGCCAATGCCGGTCCACCCGCGTTCCAGGTGCCAGCGGTTGACCTCCTCCACACTCGCGCGGCTTGCTTCCGCATGGTGCAGAATAATCTCGTCCGTGCTGTTCCGGCGCTTGAAGCTGCCGTTTGTCGGCAGATTGGTCTCGATAATCTGCATGTGTTACTCCTCCCTGTTGGGCTTCGTGTAGCCCAGCACGGTCTTGCTGTCTCCGATGCCCGCAGTGGTGGGGTCCACAAACACGCTGAGGATTGCCAGGCACATGGTAACAAGCTGTACCGGATTAGACAGCACCGAAACAGCGCCGTTCCACACAGCCGCCCAACTCGTAAACGTCTGCGGGTCAACACCAATTGCCGTAATCGCAACCGATGCAACGCCGACCCAGAACCACGGATTGCGAAAGCGTACCGGAATATTAACTTTCATGTTCTAAATCCTCCAAATCGTCAATGCGGTGGTTGGCCACTTTCACTTTCTCATCCATCACGGCAAACTCCTGTTCGAGCTTATACGTGCGCGTGATGAGGTTGTTGTGCTTCTCCACCTTCTTCTCCAGCTGCTCAATGCGGTAGTTGGTCAGGTTGCTCGACAGCGCAATGCCGCCGAGCGTTCCAACCAGCGTACCGACCAGACTGAGCGCCGCCGTGATAACTTCCGCCGGCATGATCAAATACCCAGAAGACGCTTATCCTCCACGCTCAGCAGATCCGGTACACCGGTCTGCACGCTGCGCCAGTGCTTGTACTGGGCGCGGGCCAGCGCGTTGTGCTTGAGGTGGTGATCGTTATCGAACTTATCCAACTGCACGCCGATATCGCCGGCGTACTTCTTGATGGTTGCATAGTTCTTGATGTAGATGTTGTTGGGATACATAATGTTGTCCTTTCCGGGCTTCTGCCCTGTCGTAAGTGTAATCTCCGGCTGGAATTACTTGTTGTAGTCCTCGCCGGTGATTTTCTTGTACTGCTCGGCGGTGATTTTCTTCTTCACCACCGCATTGCCGACCATCTTTGCGGTCCACAGACCGGCGTCGTAATACTTCTTAATGCGGTCAAACCAGTTAGCCATTTCACTGCACCTCCGTATCGGTCATCATGCTGATGTAGTCCACCTGAGCCGCCAGTGCGGTGTTGCTGGTTTCCAGCTCCTCCACCTTAGACACTAACTGCGAGATCGCCTGCGCGGTCGTATCGTCGGCGGCCGTGGTGCAAGCGACAGTATACGTCTGCTTGTCCTTGTCGTAGGTGATGGCACGCAGCGCATAGCCGCCGTGCGCCTCAACCAGATCGCCGTCATCGGTGCGGATCTCGATGAGCGCGGTGTTCAAGTTGGACACCGCATCAAACGTGGTTTCGGACAGTACCAGAGTCAGGCTGCCGTCCTGACACTGATAGTCCAGTGCCTTGATTCCGTTGATTTTCATTTGTCCTTCCTTTCTGCGGCTTAGTTCGCCGCAACATATTTTGTATACTGGTGCTTTACCGTTTCGTCGTTCAGCTCGGCGTAAATTTGAGTGGTTGCTACGTCCTCGTGACCGAGCAGCCGCTGGATAACGGTTACGTCCATGCCGGAGTTCAATGCATGCGTCGCAAAGGTGTGGCGCAGCAAATGCGGATGGACGCGCTTATCCAGTCCGGCGCGCTCACTGACAGCACGGATCAGCCGCTGAATGGCACGCGGTTTGAGCGGCTCATACGGCGATTTGCTGCTGCAGAAAAGCCCATCACCTCCCTTCCGCGCCACGAAATACTCTTGGATCATCAGCCGCGCACGAACCGAGAAGTAGACCACGCGGTCCTTGTCGCCTTTGCCCGTTACTTTGACCGTGCGCCCGACCAGATCCAGATCGGCGGCACGCAGCTGCGCGACTTCGCTCAGACGGCAGCCGGTCGAAACCAAAAATTCCACGAGTGCTTTCTCGCGGTAGCCTTTGCAAGCGTCGCGCAGGCGTTCCAATTCTTCCACGGACAGCGCCTGCCGTGCGCCCTTTTTGTCCAGCTTCAAGGACTTGATCTTGCTCATCGGGTTCTTCTTGATTTTCTCCTCGGTGTGCAGCCAGCCGAAGAACGCTCGCAGCGTGTTGATGTGCGTTTGCAGTGACGTTTCGGCAAGATGCCGACTTTCTGCGAGGTAACCAATATACCCGCGAATGTCGTCCGTGGTGATCTTCGCCGCGCTCTTGTTCATGCGCTCTGCAAACATTTCGAGGTTGTTCTTGTAGTTCTTCAAGGTCCTTTCCGACAGCCCGTCAATGCGTTTTGCACCGAGATAATACTTGATTCTCCGGTTCAAATCGCTGCGCTGATCGTCGCTGTCTTTGATGATAATGTAGTCCTTGAGGATTGCCGTCACCGCCTCGGCGGTGATTGGCGTACCGCCCGGAAATGTTGCGCAAATCCGCTGTGCAAGCTCTGTTTTTGCGTTCAAAGGCTCGTGCCCCTTTCGATTTTTGATGTATAGTCATTATACACCAAGCCTCAAAAAACGGGCACTTTACGACGCATTAGACCGCTATGGCGGCGATTGCATCGTCCCAGACCGCTATGGCGGCGATCGAGAAGTCGCA